GTCGATCAAGCGCACACTGGGTACGTTCTACCCCGACCTCGACGAAGTCTGGACGGTTGAACTTGTCGCAGAGTACAATTAGGAGATAATATGGAAAGTGAAGAGAATAAGTTGGTCGGAATAACTCGTCCGACTTTCAATGCAGTTGTCGAGTATCTTATGTCGCAACCATACGGTGATGTTTTTGCATTAGTGCAGGAACTCCAACAAGGTGCGCAGATAATCACAGTTGCCGAAAGACCAGAGGAGAATGCAGATGACTGATGAAGTTAATCCTTCACTGGAGTTTCTTACCAAGTCGAAGTTTAGCAAACTGGTCGAACGGGCAGTTCAAGAACATCGACTATCGTACATCGATGCAGTTATCTACTGCTGTGAGGAAAATAAGATAGAAGTCGAAGACTCCCGCAAGTATGTGTCAACTGTCATCAAGGCAAAGTTGGAAGCAGAAGCAATGAGTCTAAACTTTCTAGAGAAGTCAGCAGAGTTACCATTTGAATAATAATAATCATTTGTTGACATCCCATTCCCGTTCGGTTATTATAGATACTCTTGGCGCATACTGCCATATAAACTGTAATACAAACTATACTTCAGCAATATAAGGATCCATTATGGATATTAGTAAATTAAAATCTCGTCGTTATGACATAAACAAACTCGTCTCTGCTGCACAAGAAGCAGGTGGCGGTGATAAAACTGACCGCAAAGATGACCCAAACATCTGGAAACCAACTGTCGATAAAGCGCAGAATGGTTATGCTGTCCTTCGTTTCCTGCCTTCCGAAAGCGAAGTGCCTTGGGTACGATATTGGGACCACGGTTTCAAAGGTTCAACTGGCAAGTGGTACATCGAGAAGTCACTGACTTCACTCGGTGAGAAAGATCCACTTGGTGAGTACAACACCAAACTTTGGAACTCTGGTAATGAAGAAGATCGCGAGACTGTACGGAAGCAGAAGCGTCGACTTCACTATGTAACAAATGTTCTGGTCATCGCTGACCCAGCGAACCCTGCCAATGAAGGCAAGGTATTCATGTTCCAGTTCGGCAAGAAGATCTTTGATAAAATCAATGACCTTATGCAACCACAGTTTCCAGGTGAAACTCCTTGTGACCCATTTGATCTTTGGAATGGCGCAGACTTCGAACTGAAGATTCGTCAGGTTGAGGGATACCGCAACTATGACCGTTCAGAATTCAAATCACCATCTGAACTGCACGGTGGTAACGAAACTGAACTACAGTCTACTATGAATGGTCTGCACGACATCCAACAGTATATTGATCCAGCAAACTACAAGTCTTATGACGCACTACAGACCAAGTTGTTTGAAGTATTGGGTCAGACTGCACCAACCACTGTCAAAGGTGACGTTGCAATCGATAAAGTAGAAGAGGCACCATCTGCCCCTGTTGCTCGTGAACCAGAGGTTGCTGTAAGTGCCGCTGCCACTGCTGAAGAAGCAGGTGACGGTGGTGATGAGGATGCGTTCTCATACTTCCAGAAGTTGGCAAACGCTGACTAACATCTAGATCTGTTCGATTATGCAAGCACCCTGCGGGGTGCTTTTTTTATTCCTCAAAAACAGTCCTCCAATCTATATAAATAAACAGTATGGATGAGAACCAATTCGAAATATACAAGCAACAACTCGAAGCAGAAGGTTTGGATGCAAACACAAAGGCATCCCGTGATTGGTTCTTTGACAAGATGGATGAGATCAGCAATGTCGATGTCGACCGAAACAAGATAAGAAGTCAACTACCTGTTGCTGGTAATTACTTCATCGGTAGGATGTACATGTTCTTCTACAAACCGAAGAACAGACTGGAGTTGAGATACTACGACAGGTTCCCATTGGTCATTATGCTGGATAGGTACAAGGAGGGGTTCCTCGGACTCAACCTCCACTATCTTCCGATAGACTTGAGGCAGCGGTTGTACTATAACCTTCTCCCCCGAGCGACCAACGACAACTTCGACAGGACTACGAGACTGAAGATCGACTATGAATACTTGTTGGGTAAGAGTTTCCTCCGTGCACACAAACCGTGTGTCAAGAGGTATCTGTACTCCAGCATAATTGGCAGGGTTGCGAATGTCCCTGCGAACGAATGGGAAGTAGCAGTACATCTGCCAACAGCGCACTGGAAGAAAGCGACTGAGAGCAAGGTACACCGAGAGAGCAGAATTAAGGCAAGGAAATTTACATGAGTTTCAGTACAGACAAACTGCGCGGCATCATTCAAGACCAAGGCGGCATTGCATCAAGCAACCGTTTTCGCGTCCACCTCCCAAACCTTGCTGGAACAATGAAGGCAGATGGGTTCGATGCACAGGACGTAACAGGTCGCCAAGACCTCTCGGATCTTTGCACTGCTGCCAGAATCCCTGGAAAGAATCTGTCCATTGTTGACAGGAATATCGGCATGGAGCAAATCAAAATCGCCAACGGTTATACTCTCGGTGACATAAACCTGACCTTCTACCTGACCAATGGATACAGCGCAAGGAAATATTTCCAAGAGTGGATGGATTGCATCATAACACCAACGCCACCATTCACAGCAGGTTTCCACACCAACTATTCAAAGAGTGTCACAATACACCAACTGGATAAGTTGGGGGAGACTGTGTATAGCGTCGAGTTGGTGAAAGCATACCCAACATCCGTGGCAGAGATAGAACTAAATAACCAAGCACAGACCGCTGCGCTAGAGTTGACCGTATCATTGACATACTCGAATTACCTTATTAAATAATTGAACTGGAGTTTAATATAATGGCATTACCCAAGATTAATGAAACGCTGAATTTTAATATGACAATCCCCTCAACTGGGCAGCGTGTCAAATACCGACCATACTTGGTCAAAGAAGAGAAAATATTACTACAGGCATTTGAGTCAAAGGATATGCAGATGTGTTTGTCTGCAATGTCTGACACGCTGAGTGCCTGTTTAGAAGAAAAGGCAAACGTAGTTGTCGAGAAACTTGCTACGTTTGATATAGAATATATGTTCACGCAAATCAGAGCAAAGTCTGTTGGCGAGACATCTGATATTATTATCACATGCACCGAAGAGAGTTGTGCTGAACCAAACGAATATGTTGTTGATCTTGAAACATTGAATATCGACGCACCTAAAGGTTCAAATGTCGTTTCGATAACGTCAGACATTTCTGTTGAGTTGAAGTATCCGACGTATGAGACAATGATCAACGAAGGCGTGAAGCAAAAAGAACAAGCGAACTCAACCGCATTGCAACTAATAACAGACTGTATCAGTGCTGTACTGACGCAGGACGAAAGGATTGATACAGCAAGCGAATCTAAAGAAAGTATGGAAGAGTTCGTCAGTAACATGACCGCTCACCAGTTGAAAGGCATTACTGAATTTCTTGAGAATATGCCTGCATTGAAACATGATGCAAAGTTTAAGTGTAAGAAGTGTGGACATGACAACAACGTATTGTTGAAAGGGTTATCTGATTTTTTCTGATAACCCTGTCCCACGATAACCTTGTAAACCATTACAAGACCAATTTCGCTTTGATGCAACACCATAATTATAGTTTGACGGAGTTGGATAATATGTTACCGTGGGAGAGGGCAATCTACGTCGCACTCCTTACACAGTACATAAAAGAAGAAAACGAGAAAATCGAAGCGAGAAAGGCGGCACGATAATGGCAGAAGGAATATTAGAATCGGTATCAAAAGAGTTGGCGGTGTTCAACAGTAACCTCCCGACTCTTATGGATGCTCAGTTTGAAACTATCGGAGGAGTCTTCGAGAGTCTGGAGGATGTCAACGCCAGTTCTATGGACATGATGGCACAAACCCTCCTGCGGATTGAAACAATCTTGATGGATATATTGAATATTGTTCCTGCTGCAATCATGCAGGCGAGCGATGCTGAATTAGATGCCGATAAACTTGCCGAAAAGAAAAAGAAACGAAATATAGATCCCGATAACGAGAGTGGTAGTAAATTCGTCGGTGCTTTCAAAAAAGGCATGGATGATAAAAAAGAAGACGGACTCGAAGATCTGCTCGATAATATGTTTGGCATTTCTGCGATAATGGGTAGTCTGGGTGGAGCGTTTGCTGTACTCACTGGGGCAATACTTCCTGCTCTCCCAATTATACTCGGTGTCGCTGCTGGAATAGGTGCGCTCGTATATGGACTTATGACTGCATTCGATTATTTTAATGAAAAAGAAGGCACCCTTGGCGACAAGTTTCTTGCTGGAATTGAGGGATTCTTCCAAGGAATGTTGAAGGTATTCGCATTGCCACTAGACTTCCTCAAAGACGGATTGTCTTGGTTAGCAACCGCCATACTCGGAGAAGGAAACTTCGTTAGTGACTTCCTTGATTCATTCACCATCTTCGATACTTTGTCTGCTATTGTCAGTGACTTCTTCTCTTTTATCGGGGACATCTTTGATATGTTCAGTTCCATTGTGGATACGGTCGGAGAGTTCCTTGCTCCTATCATTGAAGATCTCCAACCTGCCCTGAAGGGCATAAAGGCAATGTTCACTGGACTCAGCAACATGGTCGATTGGTTCATTGAGATGGGCGCACTCGCATTAAAGTTCTTGGGGTTGACCTTTCCTGAATCAACAGAACCTGCTATTGAACTCACGCAGAAAGAACAAAACGCTGCTGAAAAAACAGCGAAAGACTCTGGTCTGTATGAAAAGAATATACTGGGCATATCAGAGGTCGATGAGTCGATGCTTGAAAGTGCCACAGCAGAACAACTACAGGCAATAGTCAACGACGACGATCTTTCTGACGACCAGATGTTTTTGGTCAAAGATAAACTTGATAGAATGATGGGAACTGGACCACATACACCAGCAGCAGAACCCGAACTTTCTGAATCAGACGTTGCAGTACTGGACTCAACCAAGACTCAAGTTCCACCAGCAACACCTGAACAACAAGAAAGGTACGACAGAGCAATTGCAGCACAATCAAACAGAAAGAAGGAGGGAACAATCAAGTCTGCTATAGAACGCGACCCTGTGACTGGTATGCCATTGGCAGGGTCGTTCAAAGCACCAGCAGGTAGTGAAGGATCTACGTTCAGGGTGTTTGACCCTATTTCTGGACAAGTTGAGACATTCGATGATTTTGAAAAGGCATCTATGTTTGCTGATACATATGGACAGGAAGTGAAGACAGTGCCCAAAGCATCTGTTTCTGGTGCTGGTAATAACCTACAGACATCGCAACAAATGACGACAGGTACTACCAAGATGAACGATGGCAACGCACAACTTGCCCAAGGCAACTCAGGTGGATCGGTCGCGGTCAATGCACCAACAACCACAACTAATATCCAGAACAGCACTCACCGTGGTGCTATGCCAACTGCTATGGATAAGAGTGATCGTACGGACAGGCGTGGTAGGAACAGGGGAACTGGTTAAGGTTTCTTCTTCTTCTTGCGGTATGGTGCCATCGGTTTCAGTTTCTTGATGGTTCCAGGAGATTTCTTGAGGATGCCCATTTCGTTCAACTCGACTTCTGTCCAGATAACAAACCCATAACCATTGTCTTTGGCAACTTTCTCCGCTGCTTCCCACTTGTTACAGTTCTTGATGTAGGCGAATGCCTCGTTGAGTCCCCTCTTCGACCGAGGGTTCTTTGACTTGGGCGGCACAGTTTGTTTCTTGGGTTTGACTTCAACAAGTAGGATAGTTCCGTTGGTGAACTTTATCCAGAAGTCCATGTGGTATTTGTGATACTTCTTATCAACCTCGTAGAAGTATTTTATTATGAAGTCCTCGCTATTCCACTCAGCAACACCAGCGTGGCCATCGAGATATTTCATCACATCACGTTCCCAACCACTTCTGTAGACAACATTATGTACATCGCCCTTATACTTGTTAGGGTTCTTGACTTTGTAATTGCCTTTATAAGTCTTGTTCATAGTGTATAAATAGATTGAAAGATAAACCTATTTAGGCGATACGATGGCATCGATAACATTCCCTCGGAATACAGAATCATATAAAGGACAAATTCGCTTCACGCTTGTTGACGCAGATGAAAGTCCAGGAAATGAAACCAGCACCGCAGTTTTCAAACCACAGACTATCAACCTGTATTTGCCACAAGGCGTGCAGTATGCTGATAAGGTAGAGTATGAGAACGCTGACCTCGGAGCAGTTGGTGGTGCCATTGCTGATGGCCAAGCACCAAGCGATTTTAGTTTGCCTTCTGAGCAACTCGGAGATAAAGGTATACAAGGACTCCTTGTCAATTCTATTGTGAGCAAGGCATCGGATACTGCGGGAGCAGTATCGAGAGCAAGAAACAAAGTCGCGCCAAACCCAAACACACGCGCACTGTTCAAGCAAGTTAGTCTACGAGCATTTGCTTTCCAGTTCAAATTGATACCTGTTGACGAACAAGAAGCAAACGACATCGAAAAGATGATAAAGATATTCAGGTCTGAGTTATACCCAAGTCTGATTCCAGCAGAAGGTCTGGGTATTGATCTTTCCCTTGGTTATAACTTTCCGTTTCGATTTAAGATCGAGCAATTCTATGGCAACATG